CTGCATCTTTAATCCTTTCTCGCTCCATGTACCACATTATTGCCGGAAGCAGAAAAAATACATCACTAATCTTACTGTAGCCGACAAAGCGTTTATCGTTGAAGTATAAATCACTCATAATTATTTAGTAATTTGTTACCACAAATCCTCTGAAGTTAACATACCACCTATAAGAGGCTGCTTTAATTGTCCTGTTTCTTTAACCAGCGCATAAGCTTCTTTTCTGGTTAAAAATCTATTCTTAGTAGTAAGAAATCCTTGTATCGCTTTACTGCTATCTGGCATTTTTAAAAGTGCTGCCTGTTGGAATATTCCGGGATGTCTCCACCCACATAGCACAATGCCAGTATCAATATTGTATGGCTGATACGAATAAGATTCTCCATCATCCACATGAATTGCTGCGCACATCACGTATTCTGTTTTCCCATCATTCATATGAGCTTCCAATCTCTTCTTGTCCATGACTCACATTTTTTTTAATTATTCTCTTCTTTCTTATCATTCCGTATCCAAACTATCTGAATATTCCTTTTAGGCCTCCATTAACAGCGCATATTTTGGCTTCATTTGATGGGTGTACGTATACATTGAGGGTTGTACTTATATCCGAATGTCCTAGAATTGTGGATACAGTTTTAACATCGACTTTATTTTCAATCAAGGTACTTGCAAAAGTATGTCGTAATCCATGAAATTTAATGCAATGATTTAACTTTACTTTTTCAAGAATAAAAATTCGATAATATGTACGTAAAGTTCGAGGTTCGATAAAATCCTCAGAGCAGGTGCAAACATAATAATCTGGCTTACATACGGCATAGAACTTTTTCACAATGGGTAAAATATTTTTAAGAATAGGTATGTGCCTATCTGATGAACTAGTTTTAGGAGCTCCTATCTCAACCACCGTCTTTTTCCTGTCGGTACCGATATTTCCAGGAAGATATATGCGCTCCATTGTTTTATTGACATGAATTGTATTGCCAACAATATCTATATCCCGCCACTGTAACGCACAAATTTCGCCAATCCTCATGCCTGTGCATATTGTTAATAAAATGCCTAAATTGCGAGGTGATGGATTATCCATAACATACTCAACAATTTTACGATATTCTTCTTGCGTGTAACGTTCTAATTTTGAAACGCCAACCTTATTATTGGTTGGCCAAATAACCTTCCAAGCTGTATCGGGAACATTGATGTCCAATTCGTCACCAGCGTAGCGAATAAGCATCTTTATGACTATAAGGATATCTGAGCAGTATTTCTTTGACTTAGTGCCTGAATCAAGAAGTTCATAAAGAAATGTTGTAACAACCTTCTTATTCATGGTCTCCACATCTGTAGATCCAAATCTAGGAGCCAGTATCTTTATATATATGAGCTGATAACAGCTTAGTGTTGATTCCTTAACTTGTCTTCTCTTGACAGACAACCATTTATTATATACATCATTTAATTTCATAATTCTTGTACTATTTTAGCATTAGTATCTGCTTTTATTATTTCCGAAAAGGAAAGTGTATCATCTTTGCGATTAAGAAGGATATACTTCTGCTTAACTTCTTTTGTTAATACATCCCCATGATAAACATACCCCATAATTCCTCTAATCGATAAGTTTAAAAGAAGTATAGGAATTGATCTATCAGATAATTCCCAACATGATACAATATTCTGAGATGGGAAATGTTCCCAGGGTAATAATTTCGTACAACGTTGCCACCAATCCGCAATGATCATAGATCCATTTCCGGCAGTAGGTTCATGTATACTTCCGGTTTGAGATGTTAGCAATGAACATAATACTCCCAGAGAATTTGGTGTGAAGTCCTGTTTTTTTTGCTTTCTTTCAGATAAATCACTTTCGTAAACTTCTTGAAACCAGTCATAAGACAAATCGTTATCGTTCAGTCTAATCAATTCTCGGTATATTTTATTCCTATCTTCTAAATCCATATCTAAAATTTTAGTAACGGCATTAGGCAAATCCATCAGGTCATTTATTAAAAACACCTTAAATAAGTCGTCCTTATTCATATCGTTTATCGAGCCGGTTAAGAAATGTTTTATTATATTTTATTCTTGCGGAAAGCATTTTCTTAGAGGTTCCTAGTATATATCCCATTATAGATTGCGGAAAGACGCCATTTTCCACATTATCAATTGTTGCCATAATCGCGCTTATTGCTAATTCGTACGCTTCTTCATTCGATACCTCCAAATGAAACTTGCAATAATTTTCTATATCTTTAATGTAATTCATAATAAATAAAGGACGTTCCTTTTTTTTCAGGCAATCAATTAGTTTTTCATACTCATTAACATCAAACGGATATCTACACTTTACACTCCCTCTTTTGTGCTTTTTATAAAAATCATACCTCTCCATCCCATCTCCGTTTTTATTGACAATAATATATTTAGGTATATGCAACGGGTTAATATTGTTTTTGGCCGCATAGATTAGGCGTTCACGTCTAAAACCGTGCCTAAGGCCATCATCCATTAATACAGATATATTAGTACAACGGTTTTCCTTATTTGTTTTTGAGTTGATTATTTTTAAATCAGGAGTGACAATATAAGTTGTTCCTGGTATAGTCATAAATTCGTTCATATTCATATTCTTTTTAATTTTTATCTTCTTTCTTGATCTTAATCTTATCAATCATCCTTTGATATTTAGCGGCCACATAGTCACAGTGTATTGCCAAATTCCTGTCGCGCTCCTTTTCGAGGCGCTTTATTTCTTCTTCTATCCAATCTTTCATATTTCATCTTTTTTTGTCATTTTTCGCATGATTCAAACGCTTTTTCAAATACTTCCGCCCTAAGCATATTGTTTGCTATGGCCTGAAAAGCGTTTGCAATTTCTGGCAACTCATTCAAATTTACATGTATCTCTTTGGGGGTAAGTACCTCTGTAAGCTCCCTTGCAAAGTGCAGCATCTTATCCATGGTGAGATACCGAAGGGGATTGTAAGCCAGTGGGGCATATTTGCTTATGGCGGTAAAGAAATCCCGGATGGTAATTTGGGATGTCTGGCATAGCATGTCCACCGTAGAGCAAATGGAAAGAGCTTTATTCAAATCTTCATGGCATCCGGCATTATGCAATGCCTGGCTGACGGTAAATCCATAGCGATCTATATGAGGCTTGATATCGTCCTCCATGCTCTGCGTAATGAGGGCCATGGCTTCCGCGTTTACACCTGCGGTTCTGCATATTTGCCTATTGTATGCGGCCATTTGGCGGTCCATGCTGTTGACCAGCATTTTGACCTTTTGGCGATAAAGTCCGCATCCCTTGATGTGATCGGAAAGCTGCATTTCGAAATTATACACTTGGTCATTGACGAATAGGACGATATATGTCAGACTCGTAACAAGACCGCCGGTGTCCTTGTCTATTTCATCCCAACTGTTGTATTGTTTCATGGCAGTAGCTTCGCTTCTGTGCATCTTATCCATATGTAGCCGGAAAACGAGATGCTGTTCGTCCTCCGGTCTATGTCCGCAATAACTCTTACTTTTCCCTTGTACAAGACTTTTGATCCGATCTTGCATTGGGTCCTGAATACATTGATTTTCATAATATCAAATCTGTTTTCTTAACTCTATAACATTCTCCGTTTATCTCTCGTATTTCGAAATCCGAAAAAGAGACTTCTCCTTTTGACACCATTCTACAAACTTCGTTGTACGAATACAATTTTGCTTTTTTGTCGAATTTTATTATATCGGCAATGTTCAATTCCTTATAGTTGAAATTGTCTATCAAGCTATTGACAGCGTCGTATAACCGCTTTGACGTAAATTTGTTTGCTGCAATTCTTTCCGCCAATAGGTCAAAGAATCCATTGTTCATTTTAGGGAATGCCATCATTAACCTGCTCAATGATACAGCAATTTCATTTGGAGAAGCAGCTTTGCCGTTATACAGACTGATAAAACATTCATCGTTTTGTTTCTTCGTAAGATTGACGGGCGATTCCAGAGGCGATACCTCTGTAGAACTCCTCCATGTCTCGATCTCCTGCGTCATTGCTTGTCCTATTTTTGTTGTCATAATTACCTGATATTACTTTCTCAAAATTCGTTGGTTTGATAAGCCAGTCGAAAGAAGCTCGCCAGCCTTTTTTGTTCTGCCCTTTCAGGAAATCGCTTTGGTATGCCCTATGAATCATGTCGGCAAACGTCTTTTTGCCATAAGATTTTATACGTGCGTTAATCATCCCTTTACGGCTATCAGAAAGCGGAGTCCTGACCATACCAAATACACCTTTTGTTTCTTCATTGAAGAATTTGACAAGTTCGGAGTAATCGATATGTTCGGCGTGGGGCTGCGAAGTCCCACATACAAGAGATTCGTCAGAATCTACTGTATTATTTACTTTACTTTTCTTTTCTTTCCTTTGTGTACTTTTTGCGGAGTTTATCGGCTTTTCTTCGGAAGAAATAACAGAAAACTCGGATATTTCGCAATTTCTTCTACATAAATCGCATATCTTTTTATACCGCTCTTGTATTCCTTTTGAAGTTAATATTCCGTCAGACTCATATAATTCATTGGAAAATAACCCCAGTTTCAAGCAGCTGTTAATCACCTCCAGTATATACGCCTCTTCAAACCCGGTTTGTTCCGATATAATGAATGGCAACTCTTTGTCCCACCTCATGTAGTACCCATCTTTGTAGATAATACATAGCAGGAGAGCATACACTGTTATAGCTTTACCGCTTTGATACTTGATTAGTTTTCGAATGCGAATGTCTTGGAATAAATCAACATCGAAAGGAAAATAGCCAAGACCGTTCTTTCTACTTCGTCCCATGCTTATTCCTCCATAAATAAAATTCTTCCATCGTCTTATCTCTTTTTTGCAAATTACATTTCCGGCATAAAACTTGAAGATTATTCAATACTGTTTTCCCTCCTTTTGACAATGGAATTATGTGGTCTATGTGCAAATTAGTTGTTGATCCACACACATTGCAAACTCTCCCATATTTTTCAAAAACCTTTTTCCTTACGGAATCCGTCAATTTGAAACTCTCTTTTAATGGACCAGAATGGTATTTAGGTTTCGACCACCATTCTGCGTATGTCAAAAGATTCAGCTTCAAATTCTTGTTTAATAAGTCATAATCCTTCATAATCAAATCGCATAATCACAATTTCGTTTGCTGTCAGCAACAAAACGTTTGTTGAAAAAATTGCAATAAACCACTTTGGGATTGCCTTTCATTACCGGAACCGGTGTCCCGTGACAACATTTCGAACAGGTGTCCGGTCTGATAACCGGACGGTCACTTTTCCTTGCCATATCCTAAAATCTTACATTTGTCAATTGTCGTCCTTTCGAGAATACCGCCCACTTGCCATTTCCAGTATCTTTCAAATGCAAATCGGAAACTTCACCGAAACGGTTGATGTTACCGCATAAATCCACAAACCACGCCGTCTTTCCTTTGTATGGACGGATGCAACGGCCTACAATCTGGTAATACATCGCAAGTGACATGGTAGGTCTGGCCATAACAACTGTGTCAAGTTCTGGGTAATCAAAGCCGGTAGTAAGTACACCAACATTGGCTACTACAGGTATTTCCCCGACCTTGAACATTTCGAGTATTCTTTCACGTTCCTTCTTTGGAGTATCACCGGAAACAATGACACATCCGGGTATGGACATCGTCAATCGTTCCGCTTCTTTCAAAAACCGGGTAAATACCAAAATACCCTTCCTCTTGCCTCCTGCTTTCGGATTCATCAGCCTTTGGACGATATGAACGATGTAACTATAAAAGTCTATCCGTTCATATTCCTTTTGGACTGACTTATCGGTATAGTCGGCTCCGGTAGTGTTTATCTTCAAATTGAGTTCGTTCCATCCGGTAGGATTCATCGGATAGTAGTTCACCTTTGAGAGATAGCCCATATCAAGCAAGGTCGATACCTGTACATGATAAATGACCTCTGAAAACACATGGGGCTTTGTCCGGGTTATGAATTTTAACATAGAGCCGAAGTCACGGCTGGAACTCAAACGATATGGCGTTGCCGTTAATCCAAGAACCTTGCACTTTACAGCACCGAAGAAATCCTTGTACATTCCCTCTTTGGGATTTACGAGGTGGCATTCATCGACTATTACGTTTCTGAAATGCAAAAACAGTTCGGAATGAGCTTTCACACTGCCGATGGTGGCGAAAGTTATCCGGCTTATCTCTTTTGAATTGAAGGAAGCCGAATAGATAGAGCAATCAAGCACGCCATACGAACAGAGCTTCTTGAAATTTTGCTCTAAAATTTCCTTGCTCGGCTGAAACACTAAGGTGTGCCCGTCTAAGCGATTGGCGATGTCGGCAATAATGAGTGATTTGCCCGAACCTGTTGGCAACACCATGATAGCGTTTGTTTTCTTCTTGGTGTCCTTGAAGTAGGCAACGGCTGCATCGGAGGCCTTCTGCTGGTAATCACGCAAAACAAAACTCATATACCTTTCTCCTTTCGTAATCTCTTATTAAGTGCCTTATAATACTTGATTAACTGCTCGTACTCAAAATCGGCAAACTTTCGGCTAATTCCCTGCTTTGCTTCAAGTAGGATAACCTTCTGCTCACCATACTTGGCAATCAATCCTTTTCGGTAATTCTGAATATTACCCTCCATGAAGCGGTTACAGTGCCTACATTGAGCGTTGCAGTTCATTTCATCGAAACGGGTGTTCATGTGCCGTCGGTTTATGTAGTGACCGTTATCGGCTTGCTCAAACGGCTTTATTTGACCGCAAGAGATACATTTAAAATATCCGTTTGGCATACAATCACGAAGCCGGATGAACAAGGAAAACTCTTTATCGAGTTTAGCTTTCAAATCCGGCTTCTTCTTGATTTTTACTCCTGCCTTGTCGAATATTGGCAATGGCTTTTCTTTCTTCTTTGATTTTCGTTTTATGTAGTATGGCATTCTATTATTGGTTTACACAATTCTACAACTCGTTTACAATCCTTTACATCAAACATTCCGATATGGCAAAGTTCACGTGATATTCCTAACTGGTTGGATAACCACAGGTAGGCTTTGTTTCTGTTAGATGTGTTGGGGATATGCTTCTTCCAAATCTTGTTTATAAGGTTTGTCTTGGCTATTTGGTCGAAATAGAAATGCGCTTCTTTCTTGGCTTCCCTTAGTTCCGCATTTGCCAAACGCCCTAATGCCTGGTTTGTGCCTTTGTGAACTCCGGCATAAGCCCTGCAATTTCGGCAGAGATAAATCATGCCGTATGAGCGTCCGTATATAACGGAACTATCTACATATTCGGTAGGATTGCCACAATAGGGGCAAATCTTACCAGTGAGTATGTCATTCATTGATGTATGATTTTAGTTTGTGGACGCAGCGGGAATCGAACCCTTCCAATCATAATTGGGCAGTGCCAGCAATTATGATTAATCTCTGATTGAGTACTCATAAACCAGAGAACTCTTATAGCGTATTTTGCGCATTCATACACAATAAGAAAGCACGTCCTGTGCTTGCGCCCGTATGCCCGTCTTTCTGGGCTGCCTGTTATTCTTTTTCTTTATATGGATACACGTCCATAATCGCTGTTTCTTTGATACATACTGCATTGTAGGCAGCCATCGTATTTTTCATCCCATCCGTTAGTTTAGCCATCGCATCACGAAGGTCGGCGGCTTGTACAAGTACGTTGGTTTTGGTTTTCTTTTCAATGCCTGTTCTTTCATCAAGGGTGATAAACTCCAGCTTGCAGGCAAACCACTTGTCCGCACTTTCTTCATCCGAGAAGAACAGCTCTGAATAGTTAGCCCGCTTGATGTCCGATACCGTAAACTCTCCACTAATGAAAGGAGTCATTTCTTCAATAATACGCGCTTCAGCTTCGGTGAAGCTGAGTGCATCCACTAAATAAGGTTCTGTGACCTTTTTATTCATTCCATTTTCCATTACTTTCTCGTAACGGATTTTACATTCAAACCAGTTGTGTGTCATATAAACTCTTTATTACGTTCAATTTCTTGTTGTGCGTAGATAAGCATCTGTTGTTCGTTAGCAGCCGGCAGATAGATACCTGCCACTGATGCACTCCAATTACGGAAACGGTCAATACTCAGGGTCATTTCGCCTGTTGTCAGCTCGGCAGAACTACGAAGATAGGTGACTTCATTGCCTTTCTTGTTGACCGTCTTACGTTCAAACAAATCACGGTTGCAAGTCCTCTTATAGAAGTCAATCTTGGCTTCATCGAGGCTGCAACCGTATTCACTACCGAAATACCCTAAAAGAAGATGCAAGTAGCTGTTTTGAGCAAGCGTACGGTTAGGAAGCTTCTTTTTTACTTCCACAACGGCCCGCTCCTTGAACAGTTTGTTTACATACTCCTTAAACTTGGGTATTTGGTATTCATTTTTCAAATCATAAATCATACGCTAAAACGGCGGTTCTTCCTGCGGAGGATAGACGGGTGGCTGACTCATATAACCCGGCTGCTGCGCGTATGTAGTCGGGTTGGACTGCTGTTGGGTTGCCTGTGCCGGTTGTTGCGCCGGTTGCCGGGCTTCGATTTTATAGGGACGTGCCTTGGTGAAATACTTCACGTTTCCGTCCTTGTCCTGATAGCGCATTCCTTGGAGGTCGAAAGTGATGGTGACGACCTGTCCTTTTGCGAACCGGTCCAGCTCGGCGCATTTGTCACCGGTGAACTCCAGCTGTGGGAAATTCTCGAATCCGCTCCGCTCGCCCGTCCATGGGTCGTAACGTGTCGCGTCCAGCACGATTTCGCGTTTCAGGAACGCGCGGCTGAGGCTTTTTGACGGTATCTGTTCAGTCCGGCCGATTTCAACGATGCGGCCTGTGATTGTGTTTGCCATTTTTATTTGAATTTAATTGTGTAACTTTGTTTTGCCATTTTAACTGCAGGGTGCAGTGTTATGACCTCCCCAGTGTTATCGTCTACAATAGTTGTATTATCGGGAACCGATTTCAAGAATCCTTCTCGCTCTTTCATCTTTGCTTGTAGTTCTTTCAAACTTGCCAAATATGCGTTGTATACAGGATCATTGCAAACGCTGTAGTCATATGAAACTCCCATCTCTTTTAATGTTATCTCGCATCCGTTCCATGAAGTAGACTTGCCGTATTTCTCTGTCTCAGTAATAACGGAATCTTTTATTCTATCGTCATCCAATACTTTCTTCAATGTGTCATATAACCCTTTTATCTTAGCCACATGTTCTATCGGGTTTACATCGCCATCAAGAACAGGTATGATGATCGAATTTGCAAGTTCTTGTTGACTTTGCTTGGTGACAGGGAATATCCCTATCTTCTTAATACTATTCTCCATATTTCGATTTTTTATATTGTGGATACATATCTATTACTGTTTGTAATTCAACTGCCCCTATCTTGTAAAGGCTTTCCATTAACCGAGATACGGAGAAGTTTTGCTTTTTCTGTTTTGCATCCTTCTCCTTTTCTTCTATAAAGGCATACAATTTGTTCATGGACTCATCATTGTTCAGAAAGTCCGGTCGGAAAATCTTACGTGCGTCCAGATTAGTCTTTGGTGTATCCGCCGTATTTGCTTGCAAGTTAGATGCTTTGTTTGCATCATCATCATCGTCTATATTTAGGTTTAAAATAGAGCCGATAGCATATCTACGCTGGTAAGTAATACAAGATCCTATGCTTTGAGGATCATTCTTTACAGGACGCATAGCGTATGACGATAAAATCCATTCACCGGAGTTGTGCATAAGTATTGTTTCTAACTCATTCTCTCCTTTAGGCATCTGCATAATAGAAAGCCCGCATTCTGACAATGGTTTTTGTATCACATCCAGTATATCTGCCAGTGAGGCATATTTACTTTTAAAGTAGGGATTTTTGCTGTCTTTTTTCACCTTCCCAACCTCTTGCTGGAATTTGCAGAGAGCATTGGCAATCTCTTTTATCGATTCTGATCTTTCCATATTATAAATGTTTAATGTGTGGGCGCTAGGGAATCGAACCCCTTTCTTCCCCGGTAGGGGACGCTTTACCATTAAGCTATGCGCCCTGTTGCCTGCCTCCTGGCGGTAATTGTTCCCGGATAACCTATCAAAGTACACCGGGATGTTGTTTGAAATAATAAATAGAAACAAAATAACCGGTCTCTCACCGGACACTGTCCTTTAACAGCGGAGTTGATTAATTAAACATTGATTATTAATACTCACCCTACCGTGCTCCTGCCTACCGGACCATTGCAAATGTCAAGGTCTACCACTTTCAAGATTTGCGGTTGCCGATCTGAGGCGAGGTTTACACCTCGGATGCTTATTCCTTTCGTGATTTGAGCTATTCCGACTCAGTTCTATTTAAAATTTCATCTTTTCCAATGCTTCTATCTGTTTTTTCAAAGAAGCGATCTTTTTTAATCTCATCTTCTCGGCTCTTTCCATAGCTTGTTCTCTTGTCCTAAAAGCTTCTTTACCTAAAGAATAACTTGAAAATTCCCCTTTCACGTATGCTATTTCATATTCATATCCATAATCGCGTATTTCCGCTTCTTTTTCCAATATGCCTTTTGTTAAGGCATATTTAGTTATAAAAACTTTTTCCATACTTTTTATTGTTAATCAATACTTCTTTCCGTGCATTACAGGTCTGAGTGTGTTGTATTTTATCTTCTGGTCAATATGCCAAAGAAGATCAATACCCAATATATCAGCATGTAAGAATATTGTCACTATAGATGATCTGACAACATCTTCAATACTTTCTCTGCTTGTTAAAAGAGAACATAGGCAGAATATTCTTTCAGTGAAGCTCATCTCTTCAATCTGAGATTTCCAACTGATAAATTCAGGGGTAATATTGAATTTATCGAATAGCGGTCCTTGTAATTCGGATAAATCAATCTTGCGAAGTCCCGCAAGATCAAGCAAACATATGGTCACATCGGAAAGTTCCTCTTCAACACTTCCTTTAATATCGGCTCTGTAAGCTTTCAGAAACCAATCGTCCCGAACAATGCCTTGATAGGCATTTTTTATGCAGGTTTCGAAGCCTATCATATTGGCTCTGCTATCATTTCTATCTGCTTCAACCGCTTCCATCAGTTCGCTGATAACAAGACAAAGGAGATGCTCATTGCTCCAGTCGGCATCGTGAAAACCATGATCTCGTGCAATTTTGTATGCCCGGTCGCGGAGTTCGTTTAAATTAATTGTACTCATATTGGTGATTACCTGTTTAATGTTGATACTCCCCCATTCCCTCTGATTCTGTTTTTCTTCTACCGACCGAACACCTCTTTGAATTTGTTGTCTAAAGCATTAAGTATTCTAACCCTTATTGCCGGATCACAACTTATATTATCAATCGAATAGATTCTAACGAGAAGTTGTTCTCTTGAACCGCAGAAACATCCACAAGTATAAAAAGGGGCGATTTGGGGGTAATTGTGTTTATACCACATATGATTAGTTCCTTTTATCGCCACATAGTTTTTAGTGACTACGAAATCGTAGGTTGTTTCTTTATAACCCGGTGTGTTAGGGTTCCCGGCTGCGCTACAGCGGAC